GTAATTGATATCATCTAGAGTAAGAGTATGTGTTTTTGCCCAATCCACCATTTGCATGTATTCATCATCGGACATACCAGATTCCTTACGGAATTTAGTTTCTTCATCTAAACGCTTTCTTTCAACTGCCTGTTGAGAAGCACGTTCCTTTTCACGCTGCATCATACCACCTACCCTCTGCTGGACAATTTTATCAACATGAGCATTCATCAGCTTTGCACTATCCGAATCTGGATCAGACATCGCCTCCTGCTCATTGTACATAAAATCCTCATCCAGACCAAGGGATGATTGGATGCTCTTTGACGGTTGCCCGCCATTTACCAGATAGTCTCGGACATGCTCTACCAGCCCGCTATCGTTTTTCATTGCTTCAAGAACAGGAACAAAAGGTTCTACACTCTTGTACTGTTCAGCGAGCTTGACGGCTTCACGACTGCTGTCTGCATATCGTTTCTTGTAAGGATTACCGTCATTGTCCCAGTCCACACTATTGGAGCCAACACTTTCTTGGGTGCGAGTTACCTGTTCGGGATCGCTATTTTGGGGTTGGGTTGCCTCAGTGGTTTCTTGTACTGCTCCGTTTACTTCATTCTCTAGAGCGTCAAAAAAAGATGCTTCAGAAGAGCCAAAGACTGCTTGTTCTGTACGATCAATAGATTGATCTTCAGAAACCTGCTCTGGGTTACTTACTGATTGTTGAACTAATTCGTCCATTGTTTACCTCTTTTTAGTTATACTGTTGAATAATTTTACGAATTTTTATTATTACTTTGCAATTGATTTCTAGCCTTTTGTATCTCTAATTGCATTTCTTTCTTTTTAGTTGCTGCTTCATTGCCCATTACATTCTGTAAAAGCTTCTGTTCTGCTTCAGTCTGCCTGTATGCATCTTGGGTATCACCCTTGAATTGTTCCTTCTGTTTGGTGATTTCCATCTCAGCCTGCATAACCTTGCCTTTAATACCAGCCTGGACAAGTTGCCTTTCTAGAGTTTCAATAGTGCCTTCCTTGTCTTTCATGGCTTCCTGAAGCTGTTGCAGTTGTCCTTGTAATTGAGAATATAAACTCTTTCTCTTAGCAATAAGATCTTTCTTCTTAATATCTGTTTCAGCTAATACAGCAAGATCATCTACTACTCCAAGTTGTAATAACTCTTTTAATTCTGCCAGGTATGCCCAGCGATTAATTGGAAGAGTGGATCCAGATATAATCCTTACATCAAACTTAGCAGCAGAATAATCCATTGATTTACTAATAGCTTCTCCCATATCATTGAATATTGGGATATTGATCTCTACTTCACGATCTTCCTGCAAAGCAGAAGGCTGAACTATCCTGAATCTTTTATTTGCACTATAAATAGCTTGTGAATACTGCATAACAACAGTACCTAGTTGTTTTAATGCAGGTTCTATTGAATTCTTCATCCATTGTTTTACACGCCTGGTACCATACTCATCCAAAGCAAGCATACCACGAAATGTTTCATGCTGTTGTTGAGTATCACCCTGCATAGAAGAATAAATACCAGCAAGGTATTCCATATCTGATTTACCTTCCTGAACTATAGTAAAGAAAGCGTTAGATAGGGGAGCAGGCATTACAGGAGTTGGTCTTTCTGCTCCAGGTCTTACAGGAAGTAATGCTCCTGGTGCGGCTGAATATTTCTCCCACATTTCTGCATCAATACTACCTTCTTCAAACATCCACCGTAAGCTGCTGCCTAGCGATGCATTGTGCACCATGATCTGATGTGACTTATTGATCTCTTTCTGTTTACCTATCAGCGGGCTTACGGCAGAAATCGGAAATGGAGTCCCAGTCCATTTGTAGTGAAAGGGAACAATGGGGTACTCTGTCACATTCTCTGGAAGAATGTATTCATAAAGTAATTGATCGCCAGCAATACAACATTGACGTATCCTGACACCATAAAATTTTACAGCATCAACTATGTTAACTGCAAATGTTTTATCTTTCAAAAGCACTTTATATTCTTTTTCAGAGATAACTTTATTCTCAATCTTGGACTGAGCTGCCTGTAATTCACTCATATATTCCTGCTCGGCAACCTGTAATTGCTGTTGCATCATATCCTGAGCTTTCTGCATCTCAAGTTCATATCTCTCGGGAATCATCTTACCTTCAGCCACAGCCTGTTCCATCTGCTGCTGTTGTTCCATGAGTTGAACTTCCATCTCAGACTGCATCTCTTTCATCCTTACCTGAACCTGCTGTTGAATAGCCTGAAGTTCTTCAGGACTTGGCGGTACACGATAAAAAACATTCATATATGCGATTTTAATCTTTTCATATACTTCAAAGAACTCTACCAGTGGTTCCTGTTCACCCTCAGCAGTAATACCCATATCATCCATTGTATCATCATCATACAGAAAGGTTTTCTGATCGCCTGTTCCTATAGGTCTTCTTGTATAGGAAAAGTTTGCATTCTCATCACTACTTGATTTATCAATCTTTCGTTTATGTTCTGGAAATAGTTTGACCAGATGACTCTTAGGCAAGACTTTCCTTATCATAATATATGATGCATCCCTGAACATAATATCTCTTGACTTCTCATCAACATATATATCAAACGGTTCAGGCTGCCCGATCTTAACTTCACCCATCCCGTTATCAGCATCCTTATCTATCTCTACCATCAGATAACCAAGACTTTTAGTTATAGAATCATTTACAGCATTAGAATAAAGAGTATCTCCATCTGACTTACCCCAGATATAATCTGCTATATCACTAAAGACTGCAGCTACGTCTGTATCACTGCCTTCTACACCAACAGCCTGCCATCTTGGGTTATTAGCAGTTGCATAGTAATTCAACATTTCCACTACAGGTAGTATCCTGTTAATTGTGAATGTTGGCATACCCTGTTCACGAAGAGAAGCAACTTCTGTTTCCTTAAGCTGTTCATCATGTGCAAAATCATATCCTTCCTGATTTACATTCTGCCATTGCTCTCTTGTATAATTGTTAGTATAGTTAAATAACTGCCGAACCATTTCGGCTTTTTTCTTCTTAGCCATTATGTATGTACCTTTTTTAAAAATTCTTTAGTTGCCACTATGCTACCACCCAGTCTTTTACCTTAGGCTTACGCTTATACCAGTCTCCAGCCTTATCCTTCTTAGAATTCATAGGTGGATGTGCAAACTTACAAGCATATGCTAATGCATCAATAGTATCATCATGTGCCATACGAGGGCCAAATGTTATAATCTCCCTGTGAAGATCATACATCTCCTTCTTTAAATGGATCTGACCTATGGCAAATCTCTGTGCAAGTACCTCCTGGATCCTGTCACGCTTACTCATCCTGGTGCCAGGCTTTTCTGCCTTATATCCTACACTAAAATCATTTCTCCTACGCATTTCTGACTGTAATGCCTGGAATATAGGTTTACTCATACTGGTATCTTCTACAGTAAACAAAGATGGATGATATATCTTGGCATAATCAAACATATAATCTACTATACCTTTCTTCTCCTGACCCAATATAGATATCACAGGAATTGATCTCTTCCTTGTGTAATCAAGGACATATATGTTATTTTCTGGAGTGACTGCCACAACTATAAGAACAGAATAGTCACTGTCCCTTCTTTGACTGTCGGTGGCAGGATCAACCCCGCAGAAGACATTACAGGGTTGAGTATCCTGCCCATTGGGGGTAATGAAAGACAATCCCGTCTCGACGTCGTGGGTAAAGCTTCCTTCCCAATATTTGATATGTTCTCTGGTAAAGATAGAATTATCTGCACTTTGAACCTCCATCATGTATTCCTGATAGAACTTCTGAGGCTGACCAGAGTCTGCATAAAATTTCTTCTTACGCTCCATTTCCTTGTGTCCAAACCAACTAGGCCACAATGGCGTACCATCATCCATAATAGCTTTATAAGTAATCACTTTCCAGCTGAATGCGTCTTTTTCCTTTTTGGCTTTGTCGTGCCCAACAAGGATATTTTGTATAAATGAATCAAAGTGTACAGGTGTTCCATTAATTCTAAGCCTGCCGTCTGCAGGTTCCAAAGCTGGAAAGACCACAGCCGTGACAAGATTCGAGATCTTTGCTCTGGATTCGGGGGTGATAGTGTTATTCTCATCTTCAAAATCATCCAGGACAATAAGATCGTATCTTTTATGCAGTTTAGCACCTCCACGAATGCCTGATAAGTTAGATTTAGAGATAAGTTTACATCCATTTGAGAGTTCGATGTCATCTTCAGTCCATTTCCTTCCTTTTAAGTCCCCAAAATAATACCTAACCTTATCATTATATTCAATATGATACTTAATATAATCAAGATTGGGTACAGATATCTTTGATGAAGCCGCTACCCAGCCATAAAATAGCGGATCTCTTGCGAAACAGAAGTCATGCATTATATTACACTTAGTTAATACTGTCTTACCATGACCCCTTGGTAAAATAATGGCTAATTGCCTGTATTGATTATCCATAAGAGCATCTGTAACTTCATAATGGAAGAATGGAGTCTCAGATCGCATAAAATCATCTGGAAGAAACAATTTACCAAAAGCTACAAGGTCTTTTCTAGCTAATTCTAGCTGTTCTTCGGCCTTTGATACATTTTTTGTATTAATATTAGCCATTTATCGTACCTTATTATACGAAAAAAGACAATTACAAAGCAAAAACTATAACTTATCTATCTTATTCTTTATTTCATCGAACTTTATGTTTAAATACCACCTAAGTAAGTAATGGTATATTATAAGTAATATAGGTACATATACTGCATGGAATACATCGAATCCATTCTCAGCTAATGATTGTAGCCAATACCTCATGCCTCTAACTCCTTTGGACGCTCTACGGCTTCTAACTGATCATTGCTGAAACCTTCAAACAAAGCTCCCGTTACCTGTGTTATCTTAGTACTGGACTTATCTTCCAGATCCAGGATATCAGAAAGCTTGAATAATGCCTTAAGACGTGTATCTGCCTTTTCACTACCATCAGCTTCTGACTTTATCCTGTCAAGTACATACTTTGGGCTTATTCCCAATTCCTCTATAATTGGTTCCAATTCTTTCTTCATAGCTTTTATTACCCTTTCTGTTTTTATAAGATTAGATGATTTGGTATTAGCATAGTGGGGATTATTGGTAGGGAATGCCCTTAGATATGCGTCTTGGGCTGCGAGTCCTGAGGAAAGGTACTGTACAAACAATACCTCGTGTTTCGAGAGCGTAGTTCGGGAAGAGACTCGCTCATCTGCAGACATTTCCCCACCAATTGAGTAAATATTCCTTCTCCTGGATGTATCCATCTTAGTACGTGGTATACATACAAATGTTCCTGTACATGTGCCGATATAGCTGCGTATACGATCCTTGCCCTTGTTCCGAATCATTTTACCCTTTCTTAATACCTGGATTACGCAGCCATCATCAGCCTGTACCCAATCACCAATATGAGAGACACGCCAATCGGGTACAACGTCCACACTTGAAGGGACTTCATCCATAGACTCAAATACTGTGTGACTTATCTTATTTACTTTGTAATGTCTCATAATACAGCCCCCGCCAGGGGGCGTAATAATTCAAGCACGTCCTATGATATTAAATCTATTATGTATAAGCTTTTTAATCCATTGATGAAAATCGTCATCTTCTGCTGCTGCTTCTGCTGTTACTACAGGATCAGGAACTTCTTCTCTAGGATCTACATGATATTGCTCTTCCTGGATGAATTCAACTTCTTCCTTTTCTTCATTAATGCCTATCGTAAGGTGATATATCTTCATGCTATAAACTACATATAAAATTATACAAATGGATATACTTTTCCCCTGAGAAATTAATTTTAACTGAAAATTTCGTCTAAAGCCAGTTATTTCTCCCATACTTAAGACTTATATTTCAGCAGTTTTCTGCAGTATCGGGGACAACTCAGTTAACTATGTTGATAACCTACAACCCGACTTCTGAACCTCGTAGTAGAACTATTGCAAGGGGACTAAAAGGCTGATATTCTTTGAATCTGCGGTAGCGAATATATAAAAAATATATGATTTAACAAAAGTTTTAAAAATTGTGGCATTTTGATGTGTGGTCTTTTATATAGACCCTACCCCCTAACGTGGGATTTTCACTATCGTGATTACGTTATTTTTCATTTTGAATTATTTAATTCTTTTTGAATAAATATGGAGAACATTAATGGGAATACAAATAGGTAGACCTAAGCGTGAACGTGATCGTTGGCTTGATGCTGATGCACTGAAAAGTGTAGGTAACGTTCTAACCGCTGGTGAACAAACTGTAGCTAAACGCCTATTCTTAGGTAAAGTAGCTGAAGCTGATGTTGATGAAGCTGTACAGATTATTACTGGACTTGCAACTGGTATGAGTGGCGAAGCAAAAGTCATAGAAGTACCAGCCTACCTCTGCAGAACAAAGCAGAAGAAGGAAGTCACTGTTACAACTCCTGAAGCTATGCAGGTCATCATTGAAAATGGTGGCGAATTTCTTGCTGAAACATCTAAGGAAATCAAGCTATAATGCGGCTTTAGACCAATAAATGGGAGAGACAGCCCTGAGGGGGAGGTAGTAATACTTCCCCCAATACACTGTACTACTTTATACTATATATATATTAACTCCTACCGAACTGTGTAATGTAAAAAATCGTTCCACTACAACAGGTAAAGAGTGGTAATTTATACATTTAGAATCAAAACATGGCATGACAGCCCAACCTTCACGTGGTCATGATCAGATAGATATTTGATACATTCTTGCGAATGTCCGTTAGTCTTATTAGGTGATTACAGTCACTAAAAAGATGACCAATGGGTAATATGTTGTTATAGAACTGTGATTCTATAATCTCGCAGTGGTTTACATCATGTAAAGAGTCTGCACTCATTTGACTGGTGTTATAACTTATTCAGGATCCTATCTTGATGAGGAAAGCAACAAGGGCTCGGGCTTCCAACCCATTAGGAGAGCTTCACTATTGCAAGTACGTCGTTATGCATCAGTTCATATGTTTTATAGTGATTACAATCACCAAGTCTTGAAAGGACTATAACCAAAGATTTAATAAAGGAGAACTAACAATGTTAGAATCTTGGATAATAATAGTCATCTGTTTAGCAATATTCTTAATATTTGATTATTGTCTTTTAAATAGTTAAGGAGAAACGGAACATGATCTACAATATGTTTATAGGATTAATTCTAATCATAGCAATCATTAATGCCTTACAAAAGAATAAGGTGATTAAAGAGTTACAGTATGATATTAATATACTACATACTCAGAAAGCTAGACATGATCTAGAATGTCCACTTCTAATACAAAGAAGAGTAAGTTAACTAACTTGTTGTGTCGTTCGAATGATAGGCATTTCCACCGAAGATGGGGGGATAGCCTGTTGTGTTCTATTCAACGGTGCTGGTTCATAGCTAGTATAAGTTTAGACAGCTTGCACAACATTAAGAATTAGGGACTTAAGTAATACTGTGAATACAGGGCGGGAATTCGATGCCAGCCAAATTAGTCCCTATTAATTTGGGAGCATTGTAGGGGAAACAAGGATAGGTTTATGGGTTTATACCTCTTCTATCATGTACAATGTTCCCAAAGGTTTTATAAAGGAGAAAACAATGAAAGTAACTCGTAAAAAGAACAAAAAGCGTGGTCTTGATGGCAAACTTATAAATCCTTATAAATTAAAGAGAATTTGTAAAGGTTTTTGCAATCATGGCATGCTAGGAAGGAGATAACATGGAAAGAGACATATTTACTGGTGTATTTTTGGTTAAACCAGTTATAAAAGAAAATAAAGCTGCATTTGCTTTAAGTAAACATCATGTTACATACCATTATCAACCTGATAACTGTGCATTTCCACAGAATGTTGAAGAAGATGATTGGATTAAACTAGATCATATTGGTATTTATGATGATGGTGAAATTCTTGCTTCACTAATAAACCTTAAATTACATGAAGGCGGAACAACAAATCGTATTCTTAGGAATCAATTAAGAAGATACGATGAAGATGGCAATGAATTACCTGGATTTCCTCTTCATATTACATGGTCTTCAGGTGAATTACCTCCTGTAGTAGCTGGAGAAAGATTGAATGATGCAGACTGTTGTGATCAATACCTTACATATGTAGATCCAGTACATGAATACAAATTCAACAAAGATGTACTTAAAGAAAATGATCTTGATATTGATGATCCTGCTCAAAGAGATACATATAGCAAAAGGATTGAACATATCTTTTCTTATTTCACCCCAATAGGAATTTGGAAAAGATTTAAAGCACCTGTTGAATCAGAAGATTAAACTTGGGAGTGTAGCCAGCACTTTAAACTGGAACGTAATATACAGGTGTAACTCCTGTACGCTTAATCCCCGAGCTTTGCTGCTAGCTTAGTATTAAGGATTACCTGCCGAGCGATTACTGGCAGATTTCAAATCGTAAAACAAACCACAATAAGGAGGATAGTATGGTACAAGGAAGACCTGTAAGTACTATCAAAAATAAAAACGGTAAAACAGTTGGTCAATTAGGGAAACCTATAGTTGTAAGTATTGATCAATTAACCAATAATCCTGGTCAACCACCAATGCGGATAGATTGGGCTGATCCACGCTCTAAAAGGGAACTGACAGCTTTAATGCATTCAATAGATAAGCATGGATTACAAAAGCCAATCACAATCACAAAGGACTATGTTATTACTGATGGTCATAGAAGAACAACCACATGCACTAAACTCGGGTACACCCAAATACCTGCGTATATAGCACCATCCATTGAAGGTAATGGTGATGCATTTGTTATTACCAACAGTAAACGTAAAGCCATAGATGGCTATCAATATCTCTGGAGATATATGAATGGTCATTCAGTTCCACCCACATTTCTTTCAAGGATAGTAAATCTTGAAGATTGGGCTGGAAAAACATTTGCACATGGATTGTTTAAGCGGATTCTAGCAAAACGTGGATCTGCATCTACATATTCATTTGCAATGGGTATTTACCGTAAAGAACTTGAGAAGGATAAGAAAACATATAGCAAAATGCTGCAAAAGGCTCATATGAGAGAACTTGTGTATTATATGCTTAATGTTGGAAATCCGTCTGAAGTTAAAAATGCAATCTATAGTTTCATACCTACTGATGTCTTAGTTTCCTGTGTTAAGGAAAGAAAAAGAATCAATACAGTATTTAACTACAAATAAGGAGGTACATCAATGCCAAATATACTTTTGTGCAATGATACAGCCAGCTTTACTGAAACCAATGTAGAATCTACCACAGTTGGTGGACTTCGTACAGAACTTGGTTTAAGTACTGAGGCTATTAACGTGAACCGTGTTGTAGCCAATGATTCTCACGAACTTCGTGATGATGATCGGGTTGCTGCTGTTAAAACTAATAAGAAAGGTGGAGAGACAAAGTCTTAACTCTTTTCTTTAATAGCGGGAATTATTGATCGGTTCCGTTAACCACAATAGTCGGGGGAATATTATTTGAAAAAGTCAAAATAGACTATATTCGTTGATAAACCCCCGACTTTAAACTAAAGGAGAATCTCATGATTAAGAAATTTATAGAGAAACATGACTTCAGTTATCTTCCCATAGGCCCCCAAGCAAAATTAATTGAAGCAGTAGAAGTATTAAATAGATCAATCCCATGGCAATTTAAAGATGATCAATATGGAAGTCCCAATTATCCTACAATAAAATTTAATGTTAATAAGAATTTTACATGGAAACATGGGACATTTAAAAATGCTGAAATTATTAAGAACTTCTGGGAAGGATCTTATAAGAATAAAAAATTCAAATGGGGAAGTATTCAGAACATTTGGATAAGACCTGATAGAAACAGAAGATCATACTGTTTTAACAGATTTAAAAACAAAGTTTTTGATGTAGATAGGATTCTTCAACAAAGACGATGGTCAAATGCAGTCTGGCTCGATGATAAAAATAAAATTAAAGAGTTATTTGATGTATGTACTAAAGAAATTGTTAAAATATTTGATGATTATATTAAATATATTGCAATGTTCAATAAAGATGATGTTATGAAGGAAGGGATAGACATTATTCAAACAAACTTTAATTCTAATTCAGCAGAAGAATTACAAGAAGAAAAACGTTTTAGAGATAATCTATTAACAGAAATGTGGAAGTTTGATGATACAAAACCTAAAATCATTCTTAATAGAACTGGTATTACAAATCAGTCTACAATTACAATTTTTCATCCATTTAAAGATGTAATGATGAATGTATTTGTAGTCGAAGATAATGTTCCTGTATATACGTTTCCAATTGGAAATGTTATTAGTAGCTATAGTCTTACTCTTGAACAATTGATGTATTCTTCATTAAATCTTTCAGGAAGATCGGGTATTTCACGTGGAATAACCAGATATTGGTTTAAACCACATATACAAGGACAAAAACATCCATTTATAAATTATCATATTTATAATAGTAGTAGTAGTGCTCAAAGACGAGCTACACAAGCACAAAATCCTTCTGATTGGCTTATTAGTTATAATAGATCATCTAATACATGTGCTGGTAACATGAATATAGTTGATGGATCACATGCTAAAATAAATTTAATTAGATGGATAGAAAATGTACATACCTGGATAAGTACATTCAGATTGGGTATAACTCATCCACTAAATAACATAACAACTTCTTATTTTGGTAGTCCTAATAATTTAGATTCAAATGTAAAAGCAGATTATTTGGATAGAATAGGATTTAGTAAATCACATTGTTATGATAGAATGGTGAATTTTCATACAACATCAATTGCAAGAAATGAACTTTGTAATAAGATTTGTACAAAAAATATCATGAAAGATTGTCATGGTTATCAAAGTGATCTTAAACACATGGAAAGTGAAAGGATAAGTATGATATTTAAAGAAGATGATATGATTACAAGAAAGGTTGTTTCAACATTACCTGTTGAGAGTATTACTCTTTCAGAAGATACAGAAAATGATGATTATCCTATGGAATATTCTAATACTAATACAGTAGCAGAAGATATGCTTAGATGGGTTACTTTAAATCAAAACGCACAAAACAGATAAGGAGATACTAATGGAGTTTTACATTACTCAAAAGGATTGGAAGAAAGTCATAGATTATGCCCAAGCATCCTATGATGAATTCAAATCTGAGATTGGCGGTTTTCTAATAGCCGAAAAGGATAAAGATGGAGATATAATACTATCTGCACCTGAAATATTAGAACAGAATGTAACTGGCGGTACCACAGAAATGGATAAAGCTGCTGTAGCTGATTATTATGTAAAAGCCTGTATGAAACATGGTAAAGATGTTAGATTTGTCTGGTGGCATTCACATGCTAGTATGTCAGCATTCTGGTCTGGAACTGATACAAATACTATGAAAGAATATTCCAGTGATGATTGGTCTGCATTTCTTGTAGTTAATATTCGTGGTGAATATAAATTTAGAGTTTGTGTATGGAATCCAATTATAGCTCATGAAGATATAGATCTGAATATATTAGATGCAAAAGCAAGAACTGTTCCAAAAGCTATAAGAGATTCTGTTTCTAAACTTTGTAATAAACCAGTTACAGTGATGACTAATTACAAAAAGAATGGAAAACAAACATCTCTTTACAATACAAGAGATTGGGATAGAGATAGTTATATACATAATTATTATGGAAATGGCTATCAATCTAGTTATGGTCATAAACATGGATATTCTGGAGATCAAATCTATGATTCTAGTCTTGAAATTGTAGCTGAATGGAATGATCTTTACACAGAAGGACAATTCACCTTCAAGGAATGGTTGAAGGAAGTTAAAAACTGGAATAAAATACTTAAACTAAAGAAAGCAAGTTTTAGTATTAAGGAATATACAGAAAATGAACTTCAACTCAATTCTGGGATTTATAGTGGATATAATCCTACTAATTTCGTAGATTATGGAGAGGAAAATGAGCAGAATATCAAGGTTTGAAGGCATATTTAACAACTTTGATAAATTTCATTTCCACATACTTGGTTGCGGAGCTATTGGCAGTTCCGCAGCCACCCAATTAGCCCGATCTGGTGCAGAAAAGTTTACACTTTATGATTATGATAAGGTATCTCTTGAAAATATTGGCGTCAGTCAGTATACTGCACCTGATATAGGCAAATATAAGGTAGATGTATTGACTGAATACTTGTCTGAAATATGTCAGGATCCGATTGTACTGTCTGTAAGAGACAAATTTGTAGATAGTAGTCAATATGCATCTTATGGAAATGATATTATTGTCTTAGGATTTGATAATATGTCAAGTAGGCTACAAGCAGTTGAAATAGCATGTAGTGTAAAAAGACTTAAACCAGTTATACTCATAGATGGTCGTATGGGAGCACAAACATATCAGCAGTATGCTTTTAAGAAGCCAACTGTAACCAAGTATAAAAAATGCTGGTATGATGATCATGAAGGAAGCGAAGAACCATGTACTGCTAAAGCTACAAGCTATTGTAGTAATATGGCTGGATCCTTCATTACTAATGCTGTTGCAAAGATAGTAACCAAGCAACCATTTGAAAAGGAAGTAATATTCCATTTCCCATCTATGTCTCTAATGGCAAAATAATGATAAGAGAGAGGTCTTTATACCACATTTATAGTCAGAGAGCAATGCTATCGAGTACTTAAATGTGGTCTCTCTCTTAAATAAAGGAATTATATGGTAAAAAAAGCTAAAAAAGCTAAAAGAGTTCTTTATATGAGTTTAAAGTATTGTAAAGGATGTAAATATGTATGGGAGAAAAGTAGTACTGGATCAATAATCTATCATTCTGACCTTCCTACATATAAACTACCAAGAATAAACTGTAAAAAATGTGAAGGTAACCAAAATGATAATGTTTGATATAGCAGAATGGATAGCAAATCTATTAGTATTAGGTGTTGCTGTTGTAATGTGGGGTATAGGAATATTTATAATAGCTATGATGTTTTCTATGCTCAATAAATTTATCAAAGAACATACATAAGGAGAAGTTAAATGAAATGTTTAATGTTTGATCTTGAACGTGGATCACAAACACTCGGAGGCCCAGATGCCATCCATAAAATGTTTGGTTATCCCGTTCTACAACCAACAACATTCGATCAATTCAAAAAAGTAATTGCTGAATTGTATACTGTCCAAAAAGCAGTACATAAAACAAAGATTGGCAATATAGAAATTGATCAGGAAACACTTGAAACCATACCCAAGAATGGTACCCAGATTGATGCATTGATACTTGATACATTCAGTGAATTATCAAAGAAGTATCAAAGAAGTCTTGTTGATAAAACAGGCAAGATGAAAATGCAGGATTGGGGCAAGTTAAAGAATACTCTTGACATGCTGTTAGAGTTTATTACAAGAATACCTGGTGTATTAGTAATAAATGTACATAGTAAGCTAAGAGATCTTGATGATGGTACAACAAAAGTATTGCCTTATATAGACGGTAGCACTAAAGAAGATATCAGTAAATGGTTTGATTTTGTATTCTATACAAGAACCATTGATACTCCTTCAGGTAAAACTGAATACATATGGCAAACAAAGCATACTGAAAAGTATGATCATGCTAAAGACAGAACTAATTTACTACCTGCAGAAATCCCCCAAGATTTTCAGTTAGTATTAGATGCTGTAAAAGAAAAGAACTTTACATCTACCAAGATTCTCATCATAGGAAGTCCAGGATCGGGTAAAACGTGGAGTTTACAAACCTTAGTTAATAAGGAGTCATAATGGCTATAAAAACAATGAGTAGCTCTGGAGGCGGTGACTGGAGTCATGGCTGGAAACAGGTTACTCTAAAGAATGCCAAGTATGGAACGTATAACAATGAAGTACGTTATGTTGATGCTTGGTTTGAAGAATACCCTGAAACTATAAACCTGCGTTTATACGAAGCTAAATCTAAAGATGGTGAAGAATTTGCTATTGCTAGATTATTTAAGCTTGCAAATGCTGGTATTGTAGGAGAAGTACAGGATTCTGCTGGAAGAAAAAGTATCCAGTATGATGATGATGCTAACAATCTTAATGGAAGAAAGCTCCAAGTATTCTTCTATAAGAATGATGAAGGATATTTTCGTGTATTAAATCGTGTTGCTCCAGTTCCTCAGGATGGTGAAATTCTATCATTCAGTGATGACGATGCAAGCTATTGGAAGAAACAAGGTGAAAAGTATTATGATCAATACAAGAAACCAGCTGAATCCAATGGTGAAATGTTGGAAATGACAACCGATGAAATTAAGGAAACAGTAACCGCATCTACTGATGATGTTCCTTTCTAAATAGAGTATATAAGGGGGCTTTCTATCTCCTTTGAAATCTCTATTAGAAAGCCCTCTACTCTAAATATAAGGATCTATTATGGAATACATAAAAGATAAAACTATTAATATAGTTAAAGATCTTATTACAAAACATCCTCACTTAAGAGATAACGATAACAAGCTTCTTGCAAATGTATGGTATCAAAGCGTAACACCACTTGAAGAAGAATGGGTAGACTTCCTTGCATTAATAGCAAATGGAGAATTACCATCATCTGAATCAATAAGAAGATGTCGTCAAAAATTGCAAGAGTTAAATCCTGAACTTCGTGGAGAATTGTGGGATAGAAGACATAAAATGCAAATACAAGTAAAACAAGAGCTAAAGGATATGGAAAATGATTAAAGAATTTGCATTATCTCTATCTAATAGACATCACTTTCATGAAAACAACAAAATGTCTGAATTAGAAGGTACTCCCCAAGATACCTTCATGTCTTTATGGGATTATGATGAATATGTTGTAGAATATTTCAATAAGAATAAAAAGCTTGCTGGTTATGATGGTTTAATCTACATGCCTGATGAATTAATACTGGATGTAGATGGAAAGGATCTGCCACAAGCCAAATGGAAAACAAATTCACTTATAGAATTGCTTACTAAACTAAAAGTTCCGTATCAAATCTATTTTAGTGGACGTGGATTTCATCTTAACATACCATCAACAGCATTCAGATGGAAACCAGATAAAGATCTCCATTTAAAAGTTAAAGATGAATTAAATCAGATTGGTATATATAAATATGCTGATCCATCTGTAACTGATAAAACCAGAATTATAAGAGTTCCCAATACTCTTAATACTAAATCTGGAAGATGGAAGATACCATTAAATGATTCAGAATTTACAAATTTTACTTTAAACTTTAAGAATACCCCCAGAAGAGATTTCAAATACCCCAAGATGGTTTGCGAACCTGTATTTGATGTTCTTGTAAGAAAAACTAAAAAAGAATCAACTGAAATCAAGAAAACTGAACTTGGAAGAGAACCTGATCCAATAAACTATACTTGTATTCAATTAATGCTAAAAGGTGTTAATCAGGGTAGTAGACATATGACAGCATTAAGATTAGGTTCTCATCTAAGATGGAGATACCCAGAAAATACTGTTCGTCTTATTATGGAAGACTGGAGACAACGTGTTGATAAACATGATACTCCCTTTAAAAAAGCAGAATTAGATAAGATTATTACATCTTGTTATATTGCTAATAAAGGTAGTGGATATAATTATGGATGTGCTGATCCAGTAAAAGACAAATTATGTCAACCAACATGTTTTCTATATAAATCGAAGAAGAATCAATCGGTAATGACAGCTACAGATATGGAAAATGTATTAATTGATTTCTATACAAGTAACATAAAACCAATAGATTTTAAAGATTTGTATGAACAAGTTGATTCATTTCCAATCTATCCTGGTGAAGTTGTACTGATCCAGGCTCCTCCTAAAAGTATGAAAACAATGCTGATCCTGAATTGGATAAATGCATTAAAGAAAAGAACATACTTAATGGAATTAGAGATGTCTCCTAGACAGATAATGTCCAGATTCATAATGATTAACAGGGGATGGGATGAAGAAGATTTAAAGGTACATTATTCAAAAAAGAAAAATGGACTTGATGCTAGTTTTGAATGGCTTACAGTTGATTATAATTCATGCTATCCATATGAGATAGAGAAACGTATTAATATGTTACCTCAAAAGCCTGAAATAGTTGCTGTTGATCATCTTGGCTTGTTAAGAAGCCGAATGAAAGACAATAATATGAAGGTAGAAGAAGCATCTCAATTTTTAACTGAACTCGCAGTACAATACGATCTTATTATATTTGTAATAAGTGAAATAACAAAAAGTGCATTTCATGAAGGTATGAATATTGCATCATCTAAAGGCTCTTTTAGAGTAGCATATAATGTTAATAAGGTATTATCCTTGCAACCCCTATTTGATGTAAATGAAACCAATTTGATCAAAGGATTAAAGCTTGAGAGCACTGCTAACCGTGAAAAAGAGACATTACACGTTGACTTATCACTGGATGGGATAAAACTAATAGGATGATTGCTATAATTACAACCAAAGATCTTTCATGTCAACACCCCAAGGAAGATATGGAATATCAACCAAAAGAAGAAGATACAAATACTCCTAAATCACTTACCTGTGGTATATGTGGTATGGATTTAGATCCAGAGACACAAGCTCCAGACTGGGATGAAATGGGGAAGGAAGAACAATATGAAAAGGACGATGAATGATATAACCACTGACATCATGACTCAACAGATGAATATGGAGATGTCAATGGATCCAGAACAGTTTAATCTTCAAATTAAAGAACTGTTTACTGAATTATATCAAAAAGAAGATGGTATATACTGGTTTTACCGTGATAATGAAAAAAAGATGGAAATGGTAAATGACCATATAGCCAAATGTAAAAATATAAAGAAAATGCTGCACAATACAAACGAACGGGTTAAGCAGCTTGTTATCGAATCACATGGAGAATTGAATACAATGCCCAAGAATTCTGTATTTAATCCATTAAAGATAAGAAAATCCGCTGGTGCAGTCGAAGTAATTGACGAACAAGACATACCCGATGAATACTGGATAACCGTTCAAACAAAGAAACTTGACAAGAAAAGAATACTAGATGAACTAAAAGATGGTACTAAAATCCCTGGTGTAAGACTTCTAAGGAAGAATTTCGTTGGGGGATTTAGATAATGGCTAAATCTATGAAAGTTCCAATTTTAGTATTTGAACACATTCAAGAACCTCTAATCTTATTAGAAGGACTAGA